TTCAAGACCAGCTGGGTTGTAACGTAGTTTAGTAGACTCAACAACGTCAGTATCCCACCACTTTTTATAGGCTGCTTTAGCTGCGTCAACGTTACCATCTTTAAGATGGCGAGACATTTCAGCCTTAACATTATCTGGAACGTTAATCATTGTGCCACCTGCTCCAGTGATTGGAGTTGTACCATCAATGATTGCGCTTAATGATGCGGCGTCACGTTTTGCAGATTCTTGAGCGGCTTTAGTTTGAGCAATTTGAGCTTGAATTTGGAATAAGTTAGATGCTTGTTCTTCACGGTCTTTTGCACGACGTGACAATGCCTCAGAAGGCCCTTGTGCGCCACCTGACCACCATGCTGCTGCGTCTTTCATAGACTCTAAGAAGCCGGTTTTCTCTGCTTGTTTTTGATTATACAAGTCAGCCATGGCTTCCAATATGCCAGCGTTCATCTGGATATTGCCAGATGGAGTCGCTACAGCGTATTTGCCTTTTGGAGCTACGGGTTTTGCTGTTACAGAAACGTTTTGTTCTGTTTCACCTGTTGTGCCACCGTCTTCAAAATAACTCAATCCACCAGCCATATTATTCCCCGTAATTTCCATAATCACCAGCACCAGTAGACCAATCTGTAACATTATCTATGCCTGTATTAGTTTGGTCATTTAGAACTGTGCTTCCAGCCCCTGGTGTGTATACTAATTGGCCATTTTGGTAATAGTTACCATTCGGGTCAATTGCTGTACCATCATTATAATATTGCCATCCATAGCCTTCTTGGCCAGGTTGAATATTTGATGTGTCAATCTGGGTAGTGCCGGTTGTATTTGGCGCTGTATTGCTTGTGCCGCCACCTGTGATGCTTATACAAACCAGGTAAACCGCCTTTAATACCTAATTGAGACAAGATACCTGGAGTAGTAATCTTGTTACCGTATTTATCTAATGTAGTTTGGTCACCTAGTGCATTCAAGCCGCCAGTAAACATAGAACCCAAACCAGCTAATTGGTTCAACAATGCGATGTCTGTTTGCTTTGATGTGCTTGCTGGAACATTCAATTTACCTAATACAGACGCAGTATTCAATGCGCCAGCATATGGAGCGTTCTGTTGGTATGTTCCTGTATTCAATGCAGATTGAACTTGTTGATTGCCTAAGTTACCTAACGCTGCGCCAGCTGATACACCAGTTTGTTGGTTTTGTAAACCGGCTGTCATTTGTTTCTGTGCCAAGTCAGAGAAGGCTTGCGCTCTAGCTTTATTCACAGCAGAGATATTCATTTTGCTACCAAAACCACCAGTGCCAATAGACGGTGCTGATGCAGAAGCATTAACATCTGGAAGGATTTGGTTTAAGTAATCTTTTTGAGCAGAGAACAAACCACCTAAAGCAGTTGAAGTATTTGGAGTGACATTGCCACTAGCATCTGTTAACCATGGGTTAGCTGCGCCTGTGCCAATAGTGTTTAATGTAGTTTGACCTTGAGTAAAAGGATTAGCAGTCCCACCAAATGTGTTAATTGCTGATTGTGCAGCAGTATCACCAATTGCCGGTCCTGCAGTTGGCATCTGATTGATAGCACTTTGTTGTGCAGTAGTGAACCAACTAGGCATCGTGCTAGTTGTATTCTCCACGTTGGACATTAAATTATTTAAGCCTGCCATTTTATTTTCTCGCTTTTGTTAATGCTTCTTGCAAATATGCTAAAGGACCTTTGCTATCCTCTGGTAAATCACCAGGGTCTGCAGCACGTTTGTGTGCACGGATTACTTTTAAAAATTCGTCTAATGTTAATGCGCCAGCGTCATTGTCACCATTACCTAAGCTAGACACAACATCAGCTGGAATAACAAACTCACCACTAGCTAACATCGCTGGAACGCTGTCGCTTGTGCCATCGCCTTCACCTTTGACATAACGGTTAGCCATAGAAGCACCACCTTCAGAATAAAACTCCGGATTGTGTCCTATTGCGCCACCTTCTGCGGCATAAACTGGATTTGTTTGTTCCCAAGGATTATCCGTTGGGTTTGCATAATCGTAGTACATCTGGTCTTCTTGAGCCGCACGAGCTTTATCTTCGTCTGTCATCCAACCAGTGTTGTAATAGTTCTGTTCTTTTTTAGCTTGTTCTGGGTTAACAAAATAAGTATCTTGTTCTTGATTGATGTACTTACCTGCCGCACCCAATCCGCCAATCTTAGTTTGTGGAGCCCAAGTCATATTAGATAAAGGGTTAAATAGTGTATCAGTTGATGGAGTAAATCTACTTACTTGACTTTCTGTTGTTGTATCAGAAGTTGGGGTAAAGTTCAAACCTAAACCAGTTAAACCACCAAGCCCCGATAAAGCAGAAGAAGCACCACCTGGGTTAATACCAAATGATGGTCTGTAACTTGATTTACCACCCATCAAGTTGTTTATTAGTTGATTCTTAAATGCATTACTTGCATAATTTTTTAATGCCTTAGCAACATCTGGGTTTGCAGTCGTGGCATCTTCTACCCCTGGCATGCTTGCTAAAGTTTGTTCTGACGAATCAATTTCTTGTTGTGTTGTGTCGTAGTCACCAGGTTGGTCACCAACTTGACTCATTAACTCATCTTGTAATGCTAACTCTTCAGGGGTCTGTGGGTAGTCACCAGGTTGGTCACCAATTGGAGTCGATGCATCTAAACCCGGCATAGCAGCCAATTGATTATCAGCAGCAGCTAAATCTGCCTCTGTTTGTGGGTAGTCACCAGGTTGGTCACCAATCATTCCAGGAGATGGAATACCGCCTAATTCTGTATCAGCGGCGGCTAAATCTGCCTCTGTTTGTGGATAGTCACCAGGTTGGTCTGCTGTTTGATTTGCCATAAACTCATCATAAGAGTTGGCAATAACATCCCCAGCTTGGTTCACTACTTGACCAGCGGCATTTAAACCTAAACTAGCCCCATAACCAGCCAAGCCACCCATGATAGCTTGACCAACGTTTCCGCCAGATAATAAAGCGCCTGTACCAGCACCCGCTGCAGAACCAACAGCACCACCTAATGTTGTGCCCATACCCATGCCAGCATCTTGTGCAGCCAACATAGCTGTTTGTTGTGAACCTAATTCTGTGCCATAGTTAGAAGCAGCACTTACTTCATCTCCAGCCCAACCACCAACTTGACCAGCGGCATAAGTAATGGCGCCAGACTTAACAGCGTCAGTTAAACTGCCCCCGTTTGCTAATGTAGAGCCTGCTGAAATAACAGGCAACAATTCAAACTGCCCTGTTGATATGGCTGCAACTTTAGCCATTGTGCCAATTGGGTCTTTTAATGCGTTATCTACAACATCGCTTGCTGTATCAGCAACGAATTCAACTGCATTTCCAATGGCTTTTACTACGGCGCTCATTGTAAACCACCTTTAGATTTAGGACCTAAGTCTACAATAACCTGTGTAGTATCTTCATCTACTTGGCTAATCTCTGGTAATTGCATTGTTGGAATTGGTTTCTTTTTAACAATCACATTTACCACGTTTAAAATCGTAGGATTTTCAAACTGAGTAATTAGTCTTTCAATACCAGTTGCATGAATAGCTTTCATGAACGTCTCAGTATTGGCGATAAAGTTTCTAGCTGTATCGGCGTTTAATGCTCTAAAAAATGCTTCTGTAGGCTGGTTTGGATTTTTATGGACAACAAAGAGTGTGTTGCCTTGGCGCATGATAATAGCTCCCGCTTCGTGCGTTTCCGCTACGAGGGAGGCCTTCACTTGCTCAGGTGTGTATGGTGAACCAGTGTCTTGGGCAGCGATGGAGATAATCTCATCGTTGTCTAATTCCTGGTGTTTAGAGTCTACTACTGTTGACATTTATACCTTGGGTCCAAAAATCATTAGGCCTATATTCTAAGCTGTCTAGCTTTATAGAGCTGTGTTCTATTTTTATCAAATTGTCTATAGGCCTATTCAGACCCAAAGTTTTATTTTGCTGCTACTTCTTTTGCCTTAGCTGCCATGTGCGCTTTGAATGCTGCATCCAATTGTGGGCTTACTTCTTGAGGCTTGTGGTTTGCCATAATAGCATCCGCCACAGCTTTGTCGTTCAAGAACTTCATAGTTTGTTGTCCGTGCATATTATGTTCCTTAAAAAATATCTATCTATATCTACTAATGCATATAAAACAAGTGTTTCGCCCTAATTTGTAGAGCCATTTACTGTTGTTATAAAGGTTTTTACCCAATCCTGCCATGTTTCAAAATTGGCTGGGTCGGATATGGCATAGTTATTAAATGTGGTCAAAGCCATCAAACTATACGCTGTTTGTTGCCAATTTAATTCATCCGAATAAACAATCGGTTCCTCACCATAATAGTGAATAATGTTGCCGTTCCAGTCTTCCCAACTGCTATAGTCTGGCAAAAAAGGAATTTGTTGACTAATCGTCATGGACGCTCATCACCCAATTCAGCAGTAATCAATATACGACCCATTTCAAAATCGCCGTCAAGGTCATTAGACTCAAACTGGAGTCTCATTTCCCTATGTTCTACACGAAGGTCAATCTTGCCTGTGTCTGGCGTAAATGTATAAGGTCCACTATTTTCCACGGCCCCCCTGGCAAATTTACGTCCCAGGATAGTCATGGTCATATCACCATTTTGTAAGAAATCTGGCTCAACACGACGTAAGTGCATACGCCTATTAACCCCAGATGGTGTATCTTGTGAGGGGTCTCCACCAACCCAACTAATGTCGCAAGTTGTGATGGAAGATGGTACCGCAAAAACACCGATGTCGGTAATTTCATTCTTACCAAACTCTTGTTGCCATACTGTATAACCAACATTTGCCACATATACAGTTGAACCAACATCTGGGTACGGTGTAAAGTCTTGAGTACATGTTACTAAAGTTACACCGTTTGGCAATGTAGCCGTTGTAAATATGAACTCTGCCGTTTCTATTGTGTAAGTTGTATCTTGTGGCACAGTAGAAAAAGAAATATTATCACCAGGGCTAAACGTTGGTGTTACATCACCACTAATATAGAATTGGTTTGCAGCAGGTGCTGTAAGTCCAGATGGGGTATCAATAGTATTAAATGGCTGACTATAGACAGCAGAGTAATCCCAACCACACCAAATTGGCGATGGGAAAATTTCTGTTGTATAACCACAAGAACGTCTTGCGCCTTCTGCGCTACCTGCGTCATACCAAATCTTATCTTTGGTATTATAGATGATAGCATCTGAACACTCAGTGTTAGTGCCCCTAGGATAAAAGAACCAAATCTCATTATATCTAGGCACTTTTGTTGCCCAAACTTTTTGGCGCTGTTCATAGTTAATGTTGTCAAATAGCCAGTTTACGTTCTTATCATTAGGCACAACGTTAACAGAACCGTTATATGCGTAGAAACGGTCAACACCCATCCAGTAAAATACTCCATCCATTTCAACGACGGAGTTAGATGACATAATAGAGATTTGGCTAGAAAGGATATCGTAACGCCAGTAATTATCTACTTGGCCAGTAAAAGATACACGAATCAATGAGTCTGTAGCCCAAAACAATCCAGACGGTGAATTTGTACCGCCTCGAACTGGCATCCCTTTAACAATCTTAGAAGATGACATGTTAACACGGTTAGCCAGAGGGCCATTCCAATCAAATGGGGATTGGTTGGTATATGTTGCATCCACGTTGTTATTTGCAATAAACCCGTTTGAGCCATATACAAATATGAATGGATACAATACACAAACACCGCCGTCTACAGCAATTGGTTCATTGGTTGGCGTTGAGCCTGCAGTATCAGCCAAACCAACAAATGACCATGTTTGACCAGCGCCAGGTAACACATCACCAATTAAAACTTGCGTTTCAATGCCGTTGTCAATATTGCCTAAATTTTCACCTGGGTGAGCTAATACTTTTAATGCTCCACCTTGAGGGTCATACTGTAAATCAAACTGCCACAATGTATTAGGGCTCTGATTAAAAGAACCATAAGCCAACCAAACATTTGTAGGGGTAGTTGATAAAGTTGCCGGTGTAAAAGTAACAACAGTATTAGTAGTGTACGTAGCAGTTGCTACAGTATATACTTGCGAACCTGGTGTTTGGTCAAATATAACTTGAGTACCCGGGGTATAAACAGCCGTTTGATTTCCAGCTACAGTAAAAGAACTTGAAGTATGAGCTATTACTGTTTGAACACCATATCCATTTGTAATGGTGGCTAAATAAGGACCAGAACCAACACCCAAGTTAGTGCTGGAAGTAAACACGTCTAATGTGTTTTGTGTACCAATGAACATGTAGTTAACACCGTCATACGGGTTAGTAATCATGCCCCTTGGAATACCATTAGGCTCACGGAACATTTGACGATAACCACCCATCTTTTTAGGCACACCACGTTGGAAACGGCACCAGGTGCCGTCACTAAACTCTCGTGCTTCAAAGGTTGTACCGTCTCGTTTAATTCCTGCGGTAACACCCAGTGTGTAAATTAGACTGTTTTGGTCAGCCATTAGAATGTTCCACCACCAATAAGTGCTGCATTAAATGTCGCTGGAGTTGACACTTGTAAATCGCTTGTATTTGTGGCGTCAACAACAAACATCTCTGTCGCGTTAGCAGAGAGACCTAAAATATGGTTAGTCTTTAAGTACATACCAGTTGTTAAGTCAGAGTTGAAAGAGAACGATGGTGCTGATGCTGAACCGTTACTTGCAAAATAATAACCGGTTGATGATTGTGTTAAGATGTATAAGTTAGTGCCGTCTGTCAAAACAACAGCTGTCACGCCCGCTGCAAACACAACAGGAGGTTGTGAGCTACCAGACACTTGGAAAGTGATATTATACGCGCTGGTGCTTGTATTATTTGACAGCACATAAATCTGAGTAATAGCTGGCAAAACAACATTTAGTGTGGTTGTTCTTGTGCCTGCCAATGCCACATAGGTTTGAATAATTGGAGCGTTACCAACTAGGTTTAATGTGTTACCAACGATACTGTCCACATCGTATGTTGCTGATGAGAATGACGCGTTTGTCGGTTGTAAGTATCCAACAGTGTAATATGCACCACCACTGTAGTCAAAAACAATAATGCCTGAATCACCAGGATTAAGTGTCAATGTAGGGCTGTCATTGATTGTAGATGGAGACTGTGGAACAACGTTTAACGTGCCGCTACCACCGTTACGAACCATGATGTACCAGCCAGCTGAGATAGAAGTTACTGCAGGTAATGGTAATGTATCTTGACCGCCAGTCCAAACATAAGTAATCGCACGGCTTGCATCATTTAATGTTGGAACAGCAGAGGCTGTAATAACAGTGTTTGATGTAGCTAATTTTCCGGCTAAAGCTGTTAAACCGTTACCTGCTAATTCAAAAGCATTAACTGCCGATGTTCCTGCACCATAACCAAAACTATTCCAAGTTCCGTCTACAGTTGAATTGTCAACTAAATAGAAGTACTCCGCCTGACCTGGAGTCAATACTAAAGACTGGTCACCAGATGAATCAGTAATAGTAAAATCAAATTCACCCTTGTTAACAAACAAGATGTCTGTGCCTACAGAACCCATACCACCTGGAGGTAATGCAATATCCAAACCCTCACCTGTTGCTACGCAATTCATAATGCGTGATACGGGAACGTAATCAGAATTAGGTGGAATGTATGATGGCCAAGCTAATGTAACATTAGAACTAAATTCTAACGGTGTAAAACTAACGTCGGTTGGCTGAACTATGTCACCAGTAAAGGGTGATGTGTATGTATTTGTTGTCATTATTGTGGTTCCATTACTGATGTGTTGCGGTCAACAGTTCTTGTCTTATCTTCGCCCTTAATTGCAGCAATAGCGTCGTTATAGTACTGTTTCCATACTGGCAATTTATCAAGAGCTTTTAAGTAACCTTGTGCTTGTAACAAAGTACCAAATAAAAGGGCTTGAGGAATTTCTCGGGTCAATAGATTTTCTTGATTTGCTGCACTTAGCGGTTGAACTAAACCGTAGTAAGTCAACTCAATAGTAGTATCCGCAGTTGGTGCAGGGGCCAACATAAAGTTATCATAATCGTACTCAGCATAATACAAAACTGTGCCAGAAGAACCTTCTGCAGTATATTGTGCCAAATAGTCTTGTGAACGTTTTAAAATTGGCTGACCGTCAGCCTTCATAGAAATTGTCTTTTTCCACAAAGCTGGTTTTTGTAAAATATATTGACCGGCGTTAATAGTTACTTCTACAACAGTTAGCTGTTGTAATGTTTTAATTTCTGCCGCTAATGACTGCTCTGCCAAATAAATTAAAGATGGAATTTGTGCTACAAATTGAGCGTCTGTACGCTCCATGTAGTTAATTACATCGGCTACAAGGCTGTCATAGGTCATCACTGGTACTGTAGTTGGCATGATTACCTTGTGTAATAAGAGATATTAGGTTGGAAATAAATTGGTGCGTTATCTTCTTCACCATTACCAGCGTCAACTAATGCAGACGCAGCCTGACCTTCAAGATATTGAATTCTTGCAAATTCTACGTTAGGTAACTGTAATGACAACTTGTGAGACAACATTGATTGAATTGCGTTTAACCAACGATTTGGAACATACAATTCATTTGTCAATGAGCCCACGTCTTGTAATTGACGCTCAATAACAATTTGGAAACACTGAAAGTTGTCTTGTGGAATAGGCCACAAGTACATGCTTTGTTCTACGCCTTTGTTGTACCAGTACTGCAATGAACGCTGTGATTGGAATTGCTTATTAGGCAACGCATAATATGTGTCGCGGTTCAATGGAGCCAATGGAATGTCTTGCTGTACGTATGATGGCTGTATAGCACGTAGTGACACAGTTGTAGCAACAGTCTCACGCAAACGGTAGTACAAGAAACCCGGTGTTAAATCTAACTGGAAATAGTACCACTCTTTATCAGCCAAAGTTACTTCTTTAACTGTTTGGGCTTCTGTCCAGGTTGTACCGTCATTACTTGTCTCTAATACAAAATTATATGTTGCAGAACCACCAGGAGCGTAAGCATTAAAACCAATTTGAGTAACAATTTGTGATTGCTGATAACCCCAGCCAAAATAGTTTTTAAGTGCTGTAGTTGTAGCATGTAAACTCAAATCTGTGTTATTAAACAAATTGTAGGCATCTGGGTTGTCAACTGGCAGAGCCTCAGATACAGAAGGAGTCTGTAAGTAACGCCAGTTAGCCTCCAAAATCTTTACCGTTCCAGCTGGCAACGGTAAAATTGTTTGGGCTTGCTGGGCACCTAAAAGAACAGCCTCAATCGCCCACAAGTCGATGCCCTTGTTAGACATAGACTGTAGAATGTAAAACAACGCCTGCTTTGCGGCGTTGATGTACTCAGGAGTTTGTTCTTCCGCAGATTTACCAGCCTCACGGAAAGCATACTCTATTAACTGAGCTACATTTATTTTAGTTTGGTTTACTGTGCCAGAATAGGCCATTATTATCTTCCTCGGCCTGCTGCTTTCTTAGGCACTTTATTAGGTAAATTCTTAGATGCTGGGCCCGCTTTTACAAACTCTTTACCAACCTTTTTAGGAATGCCAAGTGTTGATTTGCCGGCCGCAGCAGCGTACATAGCGCCTTGTTGTGCTTTTGATTTGATAGGCATTACTTTACCTTCTTTCCTGATTTATAACCAACTCGTGGCATTGGAGAACGACCTGGTTGATATTTTCTACCTTGCGCCGCAACACCCATAGGACCAGATGCTTGACCAACGCCCATGGAGCCAACACCGTGGCCAACACCCAGCGGCACTTCGCCGCCGGCTTGCATTTTTACCATCGGCTTAAAGTCTTTCATTAGCACTTACCGCCGCGTTTTTTGCCAGCTGCTGATGGTGCATTTGCAGTATTAGCAATATCTCTTTCAGCATCAGTAATAGCGCCTTGGCCTTTTAAGAAGTTAGCTGCTTTTTGTGCGCCTCTTTCTAATGCACCAACTAAGCCTGGCTGTTTAGCAACTTGGCTTAAATTCTTTTTAGCTGCTTCGTTTTGGGCCGCTGTACCCATGATTTTTTCAGTTAGGCTGCCATCAGCCATTTTCTTAACTGATTTACCACCACAATACTTTTTAACTGTGCCAGTTTCTTTTTTAGCACGACCACCTTTTTTCAACTTAGACAAATCTGTCTTTTCTTCGTGTTGTTGTTTGTCGTGGATTGAGAAGGCTTTTTTAACAATCTTCTTGTCTTGTTTAACATCTTCTGCCATCTCTTTTGATTCAGAGTGCTCTTTACGAGACTTGTAACCTACTTGACCGCCTTCTTTAAAGCAAGCGATTTTCTTTTGTTGTTTGAAGCCTTCCATGGTATTTCCTCGAGGTTAAATGATTGATGGGATTGTGCACATCCCTAATACTACTTATGCATAAAAAAAGGGCTTTAAGCCCCTTGGAGAAACACTTTACGTTCCTGTTTTCGCCGCTTGGTAAGCACTTCCGGCTTGTTCCAAGAGAGCATGGCGTCGGCTGCTTTTTTATAGTTCTGTTTGGCTGTGTGCCTTAACACATCTGAACTTGCAAACTTGTCTGACCCTATGTTGTAACAGAAGCTCATCAGAGCGTCAAATTGGTGTTGGGTAAGGGGTGAGCTTACCTTAGACTCAATTGTGCGCTCACAGGGCTCCATATCGCGTTCTAAGAGCTTGTGTGCCTGTTTGGTTGACAGTGTGGTGTAGTATAGCTTTTCCTCATTGGGCTTAATGAGGTGCCCTACACCAATCGTCATATTGCCATACCCGTCGTCATAGGCGGTATGTCTTAGCCCCTCAAACTGCTTAATCAGGTAGATAGTGGACTGTTTTATACCCACATCTGCCTTCTTAGGCATCTGATAATATGTAGCTAAGTACATGATTATTATAGCAAAAGCGTAAATTGTCCAGAATATTAGTCGTCTTTTCATACAACTACTAATGCAAACTATGACAAAAATAACGCTCTTTCGTCATTTCGGCGATTTACCAAGCCTTTTAATACCTTACCACCTGCCTTAGTCCAGTCCAAAAATGCCTCTGCTGCACCCTCAAAGTCTTGGCGGTTAACCTTCATCCTAATGGTTGAGCGTTGTAGATTGCCTAGCCCCACATTGAATGAGAAGCTAACGAGCGCATCAAACTGTCCTTGAGTAAGAGGACCAGGGCAAAGTCTAGCCACACCAGATTCAAAGCGAGCAAGGTCTTTTTTAAGTATCTCATCTACTTCCTCCATGGAAATCTGTCTGTCCCAACCCGCTGGAATGGGCAGACCTCTTCTTTCTTCTAGCTTTAAACGACCGTGGTTAGGGTCAATAACGTGGCCCACACCAATTGTC